CATCGGTGCCAGACAGTCATCAATTTCATGACTGCGTTTTTTCTTCAACCTGCTTATTGCTGAAGAGGTAGCAAAGCGGCCAGTACTTGAATTCATCGGTCTCGCCTTCTTCGGCTTCCGGCCTGGCTGCTTTTTTAGGACTTCCCCATACAGCAAAAGCTTTACTGCCCCGGATGATGAACTTGCCTTCTTCCTTCCATTGCTGGAACGTTTTAAAGGTGGTATGTTCACCATCGGCGGAATAGACCTGGATCAATCCTTCATTGACTGAATCGAAGTCAGCCGCACCGGACTTCATTTGAAGCTGAAGCATTCGGGAAAGCTGTTTCAGGTTCTCACGGCGCATCTTATAGATCGCTTTAGCTTCGGGGGAAATAGAACGCACGATAGTCATAATGTCTGCCACTGCCCTGTGGACTTATGTTGGCAACTGGCGCGCCGGTTAAGAATGAAATTTTTGCGCAGCCAATACCGGATCGGGAATTATGATGCAAGGGTTCCGGTCATTTTCTCCAGCCGATATCAATGGCCAGCAACGACAATAGATCCCGGATCTCGTGGAGTGGATAGGTTGTTGATTTCGGCGTGAAGGGGAAAATGAAGGAACACGAAGTGCCGCAGGAGGCTGGTTCCATCAGGAGAGCCTTCGCAGGCCCTTGTTTTCAGATATTACCGATATAGGTAACTTCGTGTAAAAATCGAGTGAATAAAGCGGGAGAATAGGGGGAAACAGAGGAGTACCTGTTTCATTCATGGCAACTATGATTTTCTGAAAGTTCTTCAGTTTATTTTAGCACATTCTTATATAAAGACTAATAAACTCTTAAAGAAAACTTCAGGTTGAAAATGAGCATTTGAGGCATGGCAATGTGGCCGCTAAGAGTTGGCCATTGCATATAATATTCTTCTTTTTTCTTTAAATAATTTTAGTTGCATTGTTTGTTCTTGGTACTGTTTAAAAAAATCATTTTTGGGATTTGTCTGATTAGGAAATGTCAAAGAGAATGCATCTTCATCACTTGTCTGAATCGCTTCTTTTGGCACAAATTCCTTAATCTTTTTCAACGCATTCAAATAATAGTTTTCGCTGATTTCACAAGCTGTCAAACTTAGACCTGCATTGTAACAAGCAATTGCAATAGTACCACTCCCCAAATGTGTGTCTAAAATTTTATCCCCTTGTTTTGCGTACATTTTTAAAAGCCACTCATATAATTCAACAGGTTTTTGAGTGGGGTGTATCTTATTTCTATTCTTTCTAACACTATACCTGAATATTTTTGATGGTCTATCAAGGGAAGACCAAGCCATTTCAGCCATTGAAAAATTGTTTAATGTTTCAGGTTGATTTTTATCCCATATTATAAAGCCTTTGTTGTATTCGTTTCGTGTCCAAAGCTGGCCAAAGTAATTTCCACCCCAAATAATTTGATTTTTAGAAACCCTAAATAATTCATTAAAGTATTCATCATTAGGCTTAACATCCCATTGACTATATTCGTCCATATTAAATTTGTAATCCCCACCTCTTTTAGTTTTATTCAAAACCCCATAAGGTGGGTCTACTATTGCAAGGTCAAAATAATTGTCTGGATACCTTGCCATTAATTCCATATTGTTTTCTCTCGTAATTGTAATCATAGCAAGTTTTAATTTTTAGTTGCAAATCGAGCAATTGTTAAGTCCGAAATTTTTCTGCTGATGTCTGTTCCTAAGTTATTGGAAATAATTATGTCGAAGTCTTCGTAATCTAATTCTCTAACATCATTATCTATACAGTTATACAGATATTCTGAAAATGTACTTGCCCGAATAATTACAATAGGTCTCGTTTTGATATCTTGAAGTACAGCAGGGACATACCTTGGCGTAACAACAATTGTATATGCTCCTCCAATTTTATCTCTGTGACCTTCTAATCTACCAGAGTTAACTCCCGAAAGTTTATTTTTAGTAGATTTAGCATCAACTGCAAACTTTTTCTTTTTAGTAATATAAAGGCATTCTACATCAGTATTTCCCGCTCCCCCAACTTTTTCAGCTTCAACATTGTAGAACATATTGAAACCATCAACCAAAGCATCTTCAAAAAGATATGCTTCTGCTCCTTCATTATTGTTTGAATATTGCTCGATGAGTCTTGGTAGATTTAGAAGTTCAAATTTGAGATTATCTACAAGTTCTCCGATTTCGTCTAATAATGTCAGGGGATAAAAACTGTAAATCTCTTTGATAACATCAATTTTGAGCCGTTCAGGGTCATTTAAAATGAGAGGTTTATCTAAAAATGAATGTTCCGCTTGTAATTTTAAAACCAAACCACTCACAGTTTGAGAAATGGCAACTTCATTTCTTGTTACTTTCCTAAACGTATTTGTGTTTCCGTGTTGCAGTTTACATATAGTTTCCCCTTCCTTCTTATTCAGAACTCCCGCACTTTCAAGAAGAGTTGATACATAGTAATCCCATTCATATGCAGAATTAACATAAGCGTGCTTGTCTTTTTGAAATTTCTCGTTTAATTCTTCATTTGTAAGTTTACGTAATGCTAGCAATTCACTAATAAGGTTTTCGTATACAGCTTGATTTACTTCTTTAATGAATACAATTGAATATGCCACTTCAAAAGCATAAAGTTTGTATGATAGCCTTGATTCTGTAAGTAATTTAAAAATTAATCGAAATGGATAAAGCTGAAATTCGTTATGAGTACCACTATGGGGGTGCTGATACTGAATAGCCCAAAGCATTGTCAAAAATATTTTTGATGCTTTTTCCTTGTCTTCTATATTTTTTAAAAATAAATTACCAAGAGGACTGAACAAAAATCTATCTTGACCTTCAACTTTTGCTTGATAACCAAACATATAAAAAGATAGTTGATTTATTTTGTGATTTATAGCATCTAGTGGTAAATCAGGATTTCGTTCATTATATAAGCCTAATTCCTTAAGTTTTAAATTAAGTTTCGTTTTAGCATCTTTTGATATAGCAGTTTTGGTATATGATTTTAAAAACTCAGCAACAGCACAAATTTTTGCAAAATCTTCTGTGTGTCGATATAAAATCCATTTTTTGCTATCTATTCTTAAAGTCATTTCAATTGTTTATTTGGGCAATAATATTTTTGATTAAAAGTGGCGGGATACATTCCCCGATGCATTTTCTAATTAATAATTCAGGAGTATTATCAGGAATGTTCCAATTTTCAGGTAATGATGAAAGAAGCATCAATTCAAATGGTGTTAATACTCTTGCATCTGAATATTGTCCGTTTCCCAAATACCTTCCTGGATGTACATTTAATTGTGAGCTAATTGCATCATTTCTCATTGTTATAGTTGGTGCCGGCTCATCCCACTTAATTCGTCTATAAGTAGTTATGTAACTTTTAATTTTATCACCATTTGGTTTTACTGGAAAATATTTTTCATTTTCAAATGCTGATTTCCCAGTAGGTGTGTGCTTCATCCATTCGATATGATTTTTTGAATGCTTTCTGGCAAAATGCCATTTGATATTTGATTTTTGTCCAGATTCAATACTTGGTAAATGACCAATGGTTGCTTCAACAGTTAGCTGTTTTGATTTAGTCGGGGTTCCCCAAGTTTCGCCTTTTCTATACAATTTGATTATAGCTCTGGTCCGTCTTTGAGCAACACCATATTCAGAAGCATCATAGACATCAGCCTCAATATTATACTCTGCTCCAAAAAGAACTGATAGAATTTCAGAAATTTTTAACTGTTGTTTTTGAAATGGTAGAACCATTTTAAAAAATGTTGGCACATTTTCTATTAGCACGAAATCAGGTGATTTGATTTTAATGAAGTCAGTAATTTTAAAAACAAGGTAATTTCTTTCATCCTTCTGCATTTGCTCAATATTCCTATTTTTTCCTGCAACACTCATTCCTTGACAAGGTGGTGAAGCAATTAAAAAATCTAATTTTTTAGGTGTCTTTTTCACAAGCGACTTAAAAACTTGGTCATTTAAGATGTTTCCTGAAACCATTTTAGAATTAGGATACAACGATTGATAAAGATCAGCCCTCTCCTCAATTAATTCATTGGCTGCAACAATATTAATTCCTAACTCTTCAAAGTAGGTTTCTGCAATGCCAGCACTTGAAAATAAAGAAGCTCCTATCATCTCAGAATTTTATTATCGCTTGTTCTGTTTTTCTTATTCTAAAATACTCTGCTTTTTCTTCGGCAAGTTTCAATAATCCTTTTGTATCTTTTTCTTTATAGATAATTTCAGCAATTTTCTCGCTGTAAAATTCCATTTCAATTTGTTTAATATCCAAGTTGAAAAGTTTGGCAAGCTTAGGCAAAATCTCTGCCGGCACGTTTCTCTTACAATTTTCAATCTTTGAAAGAGTTGACTGGTCTAAATCCAATGCAGCAGCTAGTTTAGTTAAGGTTAGACCATTGTTTAATCTTAATCTATGAATATATTCACCAAATGTTTCTTTCATTACCTTGAAATTATCACCTTGACGTATTTGTCAAAAATACGAAAGATTTATTTATATTAGTAATTTTCAACAGCAAAATTTAAACTCTTTTGTTTTTAAAAGAATTTATTTATTGTAAAAACCAAATATACGAAATCAGATACCCTGAATTCTTAGGTCGAGGTCTCTTTGAACTTCCGGGATGATCTTCTGAACAAGGAGTGATTAAATACAAACACGACCGGAAAGTATGAGAATTCAAATTTGAGTTGTCAAGCTACCCAAATAATGCATAGGCTTTATATAAATGGATATTAACAGAATAACCATAAAAAAACCGGCTGACCGTTCAGCCGGTTCTCACTCTCAGGATGACCTTCTTTAGAAAGGCAGGTCTTCACCAACGGTTTCAGGAATAAGAGCCTGTTCGGTTTCTGTTTTATCCGTTGCAGGTTCTTTGAAGTTGCGAACTGTTC